TGGTTGATGATATATAATTATCTTACTAAAGGGAGGTATACTATGGCGGCAGAAGATTGGTTTGATGGTATGTTTACCGAAGTGCTGGGTGAGATAATTAAAAAGGAACAAGAGAATGGGACATCTGATGAAATGATATTAAAGATTTTACAAGAGAAGCCCTTGGCTCAATTATATTCTCGGACTGCGGATGGTGCTTCAGATGCATTTCTTGAATCAATGGAAGAAATTATGTATGAAAAAGTTTTTGAAAATAGGGCATTAGATGGAGAGTTTATGGCGAAGCAAGAGCAAAAATGGGGTCGAGTTTTTGTGGCAGCTGAAGCCATGTATTTATATGTCCTTGAATCAGTGGAAAGTTATGTCGAGTTTCTTAATGAAAATTTTGGTAGTGAAATTAGCTTTATATATCATGCATTAAGAAATATACATGCACGTTCTATGCAAGTATTCTTGGAAATTTTAACACTGAATAAAAACGGATTTGCAGATGGGGCATATGCAAGATGGCGTTCATTATATGAATTGAGCATAACAGCGTCGTATATCAAAAAATATGGAGAGGATGTTGCCAAGGCATTTCTTGAATCTGCTAATACAAATGACAGATATGAATGGGCGAGAAAGGCAGAATGTTTAAGAGAATCCAAAAAGCGGTATATAACATTTTCTGATATCCAAAAGAATTCTGGATTAGAAACAACAGAGTGGAAAAGGGAGTATGACTTTGTCAATCAATTAGTTCATGCATCTCCACAAGGCACAATGTTCAGACTAGGAGAGCGAACAGGAAAGGTTACCCCAGTTGGAAAAACGGATTGGGGAATGTCTATTTCTACTATTCATGCTGCAATTTCCTTGTCCCAGATTACGGTAGACTTTTTTACCATTTTTCACCACGGAGATAGCCTTATAGCCGCTATGACTTTACACAAATGGGTTGAAAAGATTTCAGAGTATTGTGATGAAGTTGAGAGAAATTGCTTTAGTGATGATGACTATTTTGAGTATATTTAAAATGTTTACCAACCATCAATATCCGGTGGTTGGTTTTTTGTTGCATAAAATCAGGAGAAGTAATCATGGAAGATAAGTATGCCTTTGTTTGCGAAAATAGAAAATGTAAAAAGGAATATAAGGACGATGAATCTGAATGGCTTGATGATGATGAAAACGAAGAAGGAGAACATCTATGGCTTGTTTATGCAACATGCCCCTATTGCGGAAAAGTAAATTATTACGAGATATGGGATGATTTTTCAAAAAATGGAGAATGAGTTAAAAGAGTATTAGAAGAGAGGGAGGAGAAGTAGAGAATATGTTTGATATTGAAAAAGCCCGGAATCAGGGCATGGATGAGCGAACAATTAAAATTCTTCAGGATATCAATGAGAATAACCAGAAAGAAGAATCCTGTCGGCGGCATGAGTTTGAGCATGAGAAAATAAATGGGCTGCCCAAGTATCATTGTACGAACTGTGGTTGTGTGGCGGACGTTTCTTTCGTGAAAGGATATATGAGGGGATTGGAACATGGAAATCAAAGGTATTGAAAAAGATATGATGTTTATGAAAGCTTTAAAAGAACAATTAGATTCTGAGGGAGTTGAAGTGATTGTTCTTGAAGCCCCTTTTTACAATTATGGAATATCTGTAATATTGGATTTCTCAAAAAGAGATAGGGAAAAAGATAAGCAGTTTTCTGAAATGCAGGCACATATTGACTGCCTAAAAACCGAATTACGAGAAGTACAATGCCACTCTGATAAATTGAAGCAGGAATTGGCGATGAAAGATGAAAGCAAAATGTTTGATACTCTTATGGAAAATTCTTCTGGTGAGGCGAAAGAACTTCTTTCCAGACATCTGTATGAATCCCTGTGTTGTGTTGAAATGAATCGAGAGGAAATGAAGTTAGAACTTCCATCCGCTCCTATAGACGTTGCAGCCATGCTTATTAGAGAAACAGTAAGATTGAAAACAAGTCCTATCAAAAAGATGTTTAATCCTAATATGCCAGAAGAATATGAGACAGATAAATACTCTCCCAAAGATTTGAAGGAGATTGCAGAGCATTTGCTGGCCTATTGTAACAATAAAGAGAATGGGGATTGAGGTATGATTATGGACGGATTTCAATTAATGTTGCAAAATTATTGTTCCTATTGCCCAGATTTCGAGCCGGAAGTTGATAAAGTGGATTGCACCATATTAGGTGATTCGGTTCCGAAGACAATGAACAATATCCGGTGCCAGAATGAGTGCAGGTGTGTTAATATTGCAGAGAATATGAAAGGTCGTGTGTAATGCCACCAAAAGACTACAGAGAAACAAAAGTCTGTTTTATGACAGATAATGGTATAGTGCTACCTCCTATGGACGAAATTCTGGAGTTAAATCTTGATTCAGAACTAATTGAGGAAGAAGTTCATAAAATGCTTGATTCATTGCGCGAACCAGTCGAGTTGAGCCTTTCTTTCGATATGCCGGTTTTGCCAGGAGAATTAATCCTTGTTTGGTGTGGAGTATGTACCTGGGAGCAGATACAGCAAAACAATTGGAGGCGGCTTCATGGCTTTCCTATGAAGCGAAATAAGCATGGAAGATATGTGTAAATATTGTTCTGGTTGGAATGATTATCGAGGAAGATGTGAAGCACCATTCTGGTGTCCAGACAAAGAGAGGGAGAACAGGGGTTATGATAACCGAGGAAATGATACCGAGGATTGAGCAGGCGTTTGGATTCCCATTGTATGACTGGCAGAAAGATTATCTACTTGGAAATCCTTGCAATTTTCCATCTGAGTATCAGCGGAATGTAGGGAAGACATTTATCTATTGTGTTAAGATTCTACTATCTGATGGTGAGCCGATACCGTATAAGAGGTTGGAATTTGCGAAGTTTGCAGACTTCCCCAAATGGGGATTGGGGCCAAGGTATTCTTTGTGGTTTGCGGATTATATGAAGGAAATCAACGATAAACTGGTGGAAGCAGGATTTGAAACGAGGGTTGTGAGATGAAACACGTTAATGAATTTTATACATGTGACCGTTGTGGAAAGAAAATAAAGGAGGTCCCAGAAAATACATTTAGAAGAATAGTATTTCCAGGTGTCATCCATAGGGTAATCGATACAAGGATTAAAACATTTTCAACAGAACCTATGGTTATGAATCAAGAATCAGAAATACAAAAAATTAATGAGCATTTGCTGGTAGAATCGCTTAAATTAACTTATTGTTATAATTCTAAGGAAGGTGATTACCATTTGTGCCCGGATTGTAGAAAAGCATTTGAA